TGTACAGGTTTTGTAGGGAGATACCAAACTCCGGGAAATACAGTGAAGAATTAAACAGATTCACAGCAAAATGGTTGGAAGCTAACATGCCGCCGCTCGAACATGGAGTGGACACGACTTTCGAAACATGGATCCAACAAACACCTTATACTCTTGCAAGAAAAGAAGAACTAACAAGAAAATTAGACGAGAGCAATTATAAATTAAGTAGTATTATACCTGATAAAGTACTTAAGGTGTCGTCGTTTATGAAAGATGAAACATATCCGACTTACAAACATGCAAGGGCAATCAACTCACGCTCTGATGTTTTCAAATCCCTGGTAGGGCCGATCTTCCAACTGATTGGTTCACAACTTTTTAAATTACCTTGGTTCATCAAGAAAATCCCTATTAATGAAAGACCTCAATATATTATTGACTTACTTAAGAGAGAGGGCTCTAGTTATATCATCACTGATTATACTTCTTTTGAAGCTCATTTTACGAAGAGCATGATGGAAGATTGTGAATTGCAGCTACTGAAACACATGGTGCAGCATATCCCAGAGGGGAAGAGCTGGTACGACCTAGTGCATCGAGCTAAGACAGGCATTAATGATATCAATTTCAAAAACGTATCCCTGAAAATAGAAGCAAAGAGGATGTCCGGAGAAATGGACACATCGCTGTCAAATGGGTTTGCAAATTTAATGTTCATGTTATTTATGATGGACAAAGTTGGAGCTACCAACGTCGCTGGAGTAATTGAAGGTGATGACGGTCTGTTTGTGGCAACAGGAGAAAAAATGCCTACTAAACAAGATTTCCTTGACTTGGGACTGATGATCAAACTCGACGTTGTACAAAACCTTGAGCATGCCTCTTTTTGTGGTATGGTTTTTGATCTAGATGACCGGACAAATGTAACGAATCCAATTGCAGAGCTCGTGAGCTTTGGTTGGACAACCGCTCGTTATGCAAGATCCAAAAAATCAGTACATATGTGTCTATTACGTTCCAAAGCACTATCATTAGCTTATCAATATCCGGCTTGCCCTATACTTTCCACCCTAGCCTATAAAGTCTGTCAATTAACCGCATCCTATGACAGCAGGAAATTCTTACAAAAACAAGGTTCACACGCTTTTAACCTCTATGAAATGGAAATCATACAAAAATCGCACGATTATTTTGAAAAACACAAGTTATTAGAACAACCTGGTATCAGCACTCGACTACTTGTCGAAAAATTATACGGAATTAGCATCCAAGACCAACTCACAATCGAAAATTACATCAACAAAATGGAAACAATCGAACCCATTTGCTGTCCTGAAATATACAGTTATGTTGAACCAATGTGGGTAGACTACTACGAACGATACACTGTCAGCGTCAATCTCCGAGATGATTTCAACGATTTGGATATGTTATGGCCTGAACCACGGAATAAAGCAAACATTCTTCAATTTAAAAAGCGTTAAGCTTAGAACTGGATCTAGTGATCCTTGCCCTTAGTGGCTACACAACGAAACTTATAGTTTCCTGACCCTCAACTCAAGCACGAGTACTCAACTTACGAGTTTAAACTAAGCAGACGACCTATTAGGTACACTAACGGTCTGACTCAACCAGAAGAGCTAAAATCTGGAGTCTTAACC